GTTGCTCATTACTTAGATTAGACAGATCCATTTGTAAGAAAGACTTAGCGTTCTGTACATTAGCTGCTTGTCTGTTGTTTAGGTTAGCTAGGTCTAGCTGTGACAATATAGCAGCATCAGCCATAACTTTAGCTTGTCTGTTTGACAGGTTAGCTAGGTCTACAGTCTGAGCCATCTTAGCATTCTCTAGTGCTATCTGTTGTTCTGCTGTAAAGTTTATGTTAGCTATCTCTGAGATACGTGCAGCGTTTCTTACCTTGGCTTGAAACTCTTGGTCAAACTCCATACCTAAGAAGCTTGCACGTTGTTCAGCGTTTCGTAAAGCCATCTCTTGTTTATTGGATGCATCTATCTGTGCGATAGGTAGGGCTGCTTCCATACCTGCTTGTACAATAGCCATACCTGCCATACTAGAAGCTGATAGTCCACGTGCAGCCATTGCTGCTGATGCATTACGCATAGCCCCTGCTGCCCATGAGGGTGGGTCACCACCTTGAAAGTCCTGCATCAAAGTATCTAGCTCAGTCTTTACAGACGCAGCTTGGTTCTTTGCTATGGTAGCATCTACTCTTCCTTGGTCTACAGTAGAGCCAGATACTAGTTGATCTGGTGATACCTCTAGTGGATCAGGAGCATCTACTGTTTGTGCCTGTCCTAGCTGTGCAGCTTGTAGATTTAGTGCTGCTGCTGTGTATGGGTCCATTTGTGCAGGATCTGCAATAGAGTCAGGGCTGAGTTCTCCTTGAGCAGCTAAGTAGTTTTGTAAAGCTGTTTGTAAAGCTTGCTGTGATTCGTATGCTTGATACTGTGCAGGTGTCATAGCAGCAATTTCTTCTGCTGTTGCAGTTTGTCCTGCTATCGCAGCCAATGCTTGTGCTGCTGCTCCTGCTTGGCCTGTGCCTTGTGGTATCAGTGCTGCTGGTCCACCGTCTGCTGCTACAACTCCTGCTCTAGTTACACTTGCAGTAGGATCTTGACCTATCTGTTTTGATAGTAGTGAACCACTTGGCATTTGTGTGCCAGTTGGTCCTGTGTAGTTGCCTCCTACTACCTGTCCATTTACTGTTGTAACTCCGGGAACTGTTGGTGAAGGTGTAATGGGTGAGCTTCCTGAACCGGGAAAACCAACTGCATCATTTGTAGAGACTGGTGTAATTACAGGAGAGGCTTGCTGTCGTGATCCTCCACCACCACTACTATCAGGCAATCCTCTAATTTGCTGAGATAAAGTATATCCTGGCGTATTTAATCTTTGTCTTAGAGTACCATCTCTCATAGTTTTTTTATCTTTTTGGGCTTGTACAGCAGCCTTGTGTGTCTTTGCTGTCAAATCTTTATATGCCTGTGAACCAAATGCAGGACCACCTAAGAACATGTTTGCAGCAGGTTTACCTTCTATCATCTGCCTAGCTGCCATAGTGTACTTACCCATCTTGGCTGCTGCTGCAGGACTAGCTGCTAGGAAAGCATTGATAGACTTTTGATCACTAGGTCCACTATAGCCCAACGCTGGTAGTATCTTGTTTGTCATTGTCTCAGGCTTGAAACCCATAAATTTTTTAGCCATATCTTATTTCCCTATTTGCATCCACAATGATGCGGCAATGAATGTTATTATTGCTACTGTTGACATCTTTACAATAGTTGACCACACACCCTTACGTGTATCACGCCATGCTTCTAGTAAGCTACGCATCTCACTTATATCTTTACGAGCATCATCGTCATGTAGTCCTACCTCACGTAACGCTGCTGTAGCGCCACGCTTGGCTGCACGATCTAGCATATCCTCTAATTCTTCTGGTGTCATGTTATTTCCAATGCGCTGCTGCTAATGCGTGAAAGGTTCCAGTGGCGCTACCATTATTTCCAGGAGTGGTCTGATTAGCTGTATAACTTGTAGTTCCTGTTCCAGTATTTTCATCTTTCCAACTATAGTGATTGGTAGCACTCTCTAAATCAATTTGCAGTAATTGGTCAGAGTTGCTCACTGTTACACCATTCACAGGAATAGTATCTTCGCAAACTCCTGCACCAATAGTTACACCATTATACTGAGTTGACAAAGATATAGCTTGCGTATAGCCTGAACTGTTGTTGGCACTTTTAATTGCGGCTGTTGATGAAGGTGTGGAACTATTGTATCCAGTAATTTCCCAAACATAACCCACCGATCTACCACTGCCACCATTACCAGAAATGTATTGCGAACCAGATGCAGAGGTAGCCAAATAATAAACTGCTGACATACCAGCTACAGCGTTACTTGCAGCGAGTGTCATGCCTGAACTACCTAAGTTACAATATGTATTTTGATACCCCGGCATTGCCAATGCAACAACAACAACTTTTGTACCAGAACTTAGAGTAACATACCCAGCAGGGAAGCCATTGCCAGTTGTAAGTATGCGGCCTTTATAAGTTGCAGAAGGTGCGGCAGCAGAGACTGAATAATAATTATTAAAAGAGTTTACTGCGCCCGAACTCTTGCCAATCATAGCACGAATATCAGCATCGTTTAGAGATGCAGTAGTACCACTAGAACCACCTGCCTCTACGTGTATTTGATTTAAACTTATAGCACCACTACTGGGAAGAGGCATTACTCACACTCACACTTTTTACATTTACACTGATCTAGTTCTGCTTTTAATTCTTTTACAGCTTCAATAAGTACACCTACTATGTTACCATATGCTACAGATAAATACTCACCATCCTGTACAACCTCTGGCATAACTTGCTGCATCTCTTGAGCTATGACACCTGTGCCACGCTGACCGTCATTTAGTTCACTTTTGTAGTTGTAGGTTACGCCACGCATCTGCGATACTTTGTCCAACGCACCTTCTATTGTCTGTACGTTTTCTTTTAATCTTTCATCTGAGTAAGCTGTAATGTTACCTGTTGCAGTAAAGCTACCTGATAGATTGTTACCACTGTTAGATAGGTTACCTAGTCCTACTTCTGCAGGAGTATCAACAGTACAAGTAATAACACCAGTGCTGTTGTTATAAGATATACCAGTACCTGCAGACAAAGCTGCCCTAGCAGTATTAGTTATACCACCACCAGCAGTACTTAATGTTCCATTAACAGTGAGGTTACCTGCTATTGTAGCATTCTCATCTACAATAAGTGTATCTGTTTTTACCATACCATCAAAGAAAGCATCTTTGTATTGTAGTGATGTTGTGCCTAAATCTATAGCATTAGTTGTTTTAGGTCTAAGCACTGACGCTGTACAAACTACGTCCTGAGATGGTCCTATCTTTTCAATAGGTGCGCCTTCTGCTGCAGTACCATCGTGGGTGTGACCAGTACTAGCATTAAATGCTGACTGTATCTGATTGTACTCATCATTGAAATCGTCAGCGTCAATAACACTTCCTGTGGTAATATTAGCTGATGCCTGTCTTGTATAACCTGCCATTGTTACTGCCTATCATGTTGTCTATACTCAAGAACTGCTGTGTCAAGAGTAAAGGTTGGGTTTGTTGAGTTATCTGTGATCCTCATTGCTATTGTTTTGAATGAACCTACCAAGTTTTGTTTGTATATCTGATCTAGTACACCACCATAAGTAACACCAGCACCTCCATATATTGAAGTAGATGCACCATATAAACTTATACCACCACCTGCTGCTGAAGAGGACACTGATATAGTTGGAGGTTGTATAACACTTGGATCATTACCTGCATCAAAGTCTATTTTAAAATTTACATCTACATTCATAGTTCCTGTAGGCTGTGCATACAAGGTTAGTTTATACATAGTCTTACGTATCTGTGGGTCTGTAATAGGCATAAACGGAGATTCATATATTGACTCTATAGAACCACCATCAAAAGAGTTACCTGAATCCATCCTGTAACAGAAGCCATCATCGTTGCCAAACATAATAGTTTCTTGTGCGCCTGAGTATGTACTGTCTGCTACGTTTACTTTTAGTCCTTTAGTTTTTGACCAAGCTATACCACTACCACCTTGAGCCACGAACTTAGTTGCTATTAAACCTGCAGCACTAGCCGCTTGTACAGAGGGTATGTATGAAAATAATCTGTACTGAGATTTACCTCTAACTAGTACAGAACAAAATACATCTGTCTGTGATATAAACTCATTAGCGTCTTTATAGATTGGGTCAGATGCAATATCAAGAGCAAGGTCACCAATACGATCAGTAGCACTAAGTAAACGTATACCATCAGGGGATAGGTAAGCTATGTCACCACCAAATTCTTGTATACTATCTGGGTTAATACAACCTATTCGATCTGTTATAGGTTCTAGTTTAAAGTCAGATGAAGTACTACCTACAAGTTTTTTAATTGTGTCTGTGGTAAAGATAATAAGCTGATCACGAAAGCCTATCATACCTGTGACATCATGTCCAACATTTACTGTACCAGCGCCATTACTTGTAGCAAAATCCGTTACTGTGTTTGGTGCTGTAAAGAATATCTTACTACCCTTAGAATAAAAAGCATGGTTCTTAAATACTACAACATTCTCTGCGCCCTGTACATCTGAACTGTTTGATGAAGTTAAAGCTGTTATAGTACTTCCACTAGCATTAAATATAACTGGGTAACTTTTACTATCAACAAATATTGTTTTGTCTTCTTGCGTAAAGTTAAAATCAGTAAATCTATTTTTTAATGTGTTAGTAGAAGAGCTTGTACCTATGTGTGACCAAGTAGTTCCTGTGCCATGAAAGTATAATGTTTTATCTACTTGAGTAGAATGGAACGTACCAAAGGTAAGAACAGTATTGTCTGATATTGATTGTGCTGAGTCTAGTACGATATTGTTTTGGTTTGTTAGTGATGCTACTTTTACAGTGCCAGATATTCCTGAACCTGTTACAAACATACCAGCTACTATATTAGTAACAAAACTAAGTACAACATTGTCAGCTACAGATACTGCTGTGTCTAATATAATACTAGTCTGGCTTGTTACTGTCTTTACTGTGACTGTACCAGTGATACCAGTGCCTGTTACCACCATGCCTTTAGTAATAGTTCCGCTAAAACTTACACCAGTGCCAGTAATACTTATGCCTGTTACTGGACCTTCCGCTAAACCTGTACCTGCTATAGTTGCTGCTGTTATACCACCTGACCCATTTACTCCAGTTATTGTTATGGTTGCATCGTTAGCTGTAGTAGCACCATTTAAAGCTGTACCTACAATAGTAATTGTTTCACTAGCTGTAAAACCTGAACCTGCTGCAGTAATAGCTACGGTATATGTAGTACCTGTTTTAGTAACATTAAATGTAGCACTACTACCAGAACCACTATAACCAGACTGCGCTGGGTTAGTATATGTGACAGCACTAGAACCAACAGAACTAACTGTGATGGTTGCGTTGTTTGCTGCAGTAGCGCCACCTAAGTTTGCACCTACTACTGTTACTGTTTCGTTAACCTTGAAGCCTGTACCTGCTGCATTTATTGCTGCTGTATATGTGCCATTTGTATTTGTTACATCAAATGTAGCACTTGCTCCAGCTAGAGAAGTAGAACCTGTTACTCCTGTAAAAGTTCTTGCTCTGTCTAAGGTCAGTGTAGCATTGGTAGTAACAGCACCGTTTAGTACGGCTGTAGCTGTGTTGTTATCAAGAGCTACTGCTGTAGCACTAGATACTGCTCCGTTTACTGTGGACGTAGCTGTCTGGTATTCTGTTACAGTAGCAGTGTCCATCTTCCTAGCAGCTACAACTCTGCCAGAAGATATAACCTTCATAGCTAAGACTTCGCCACCGCCGGGAACTTTTGTTTCACTAAACTTACTGTAGCCTTTTAGCTTACTATATCCACCCTCTCTATCAGACTCAAAGTTCTGTAGAATAGTAGCAGAGCCTATAGCATTTACACCCTGTTGTAGTGGAGTAAGGTTGGAGATCAACCCACCTTTGAACTCCATAGGGAATGTAGTCCATTGTGTTGCCATTAGAAGCTAACTCTTCTGTCTCTTAGGTATGGTGTTCTATTTATATTTATTACTCGTAAGTTCTTTATCTGATCCTCAAACTTTTTAAGAGCTACGTCTGCTGCTTGCGTATCACCTCTAAATTGAAATGCATAATACATTGCACCGTCAACTATAGCAAATCTATACTGCTCTGGTAAAGAAGGTACATCTAGTGCATTTTCTAAGTCATAACCCATAGAGTAGTATTCATAAACTATGGTGTAAGCTTTGTCAGGAACAGGATGACATATTAGTTCTCTACTGGGTGTGCGTATAATAAACTTAGGAACACCACG